GACATCATTTTATCCGTAGACGTATCTAATGCATACGAAAATGCGGTGAACGATGAGGTTATGGTACCCACAGATCTATGGAATATCTCGGTAGACGCACAATCATTGTTCTATAACTTTACTGGTATAGCACTCGATGAATGGACTTACGATATACCTATGATTGAGTATACATATAACTATATGGTTGATGTAGATGAAGAGAAGAATCATGTCATGGTGTATATCAATAATAAAATTGTACCTCATGAACATGTAATAGGTGACGAGACCACTAATATTTATGAATTAAAAAAGGACGATACAAGCGGAAATGTATATCTCGAATTCGATACTGTATGGTTATATTCAGAATCTGATGGATCTGACTACTTCAAATCTCTATTACTTGACGGATCAACTGTAACATCACAAGATGTTATATCCATTGTATCCATAGACAAATCCCGTACCACCAAGGTTCTTGGTTCTCGGAAAACCGATGACGGATCGCTTAATTTTCATCTACATAGATATTATTATGAATTAGAGGATATCCGCGATCATAAAATAGAGAAACGGGCTGATGCTTGGTCAAAACTTACTACATGTGATCTCTCAGATGAGCATTGGATTATTAAGAAATATCATTCATCTTTAGCATCTAAACGATTAATCGATTATCTTCTACACATTCTCAATCCATCATTAATGACACTCGCATTGATCTCTGATACATACGAGCATGCCACATCGGAACACTGGAACGCTTATCCACCCACATTGAATGTGATGGGAAATCCCATAAGTGATAATGTTTATGACGCATTATCTGATGTAGTGTCGATCACGTTAGCAAAAGACCTATCTCACAGTATTAAACAGTTTTCAGTATCTGACTTATTGAAATTGGAACTCGCAGTACAGTATACTCTTCCATCAGATAAATTCCTTTATACCGATATAGGTCGTGGGGTGAGTAATCTCATGTCGTTGAATGATGATCGCGCATGTCAATACCCTACGAGACTCAAAGATGAACTGTCAGTATTGGTTGCAGATACCCGAGGGGATGACATGTGGGATGAACTTTATAAGGGTGACCATAGAACGTCATTTCTCCCTTATAATGGTGAAAACTCCACTACTACATCAGTAACGACCGAACCGTCTAATAGACCAGCTGAGATTAAAAATCATTCATACGCAACTAAAAGAAAGTACATTATTGATGGTAGGATGAATAAAGGGACGATTGATCCTGAGATCCGAATATCTGATGATTATAAAGTAATGGAACTCTATTGGATAAACAACTCAATGTGGGATAATAAGGCAACTGTTATTCCAAGTACTGAGAGAGCTCTAACTGTGATTGATAAGTATGTTCTAGAAAATATCGATCATCCAATCATAGCACGATCATGTGGTGTCAGATTTCGCAACATTTCTGACTCCGATGAGGCACAAGTAGTACCTGAGTATACAATTCCTGACGATTTGCCGTATAACATTTTACCTTTAATTGTCACCAATACTCCTACATCTAAATCTGCAGACTCTACAATTGATGCGACTGTTTCCAATGTATACGTATCGGATTGGGACGCAATTGTTGCACGATATAATCTCAAATATGGTTTCGGTGAAAATGAAAAATCAGTATTACCATTTATGTCGTCAGATCTAGATGGGGGTATTAAGTATAAAGATGGTGTTAACGCAGAGAATGTAAAGAACTTTTTATCATATAAGGTGTATGATGTAGGGTCGTATTCATCTAATGATGGTTTTCTGAGTGCTACAGATAAGATACAAGATTCATTCTTTTATCAGACTTTCTCATATGTGTTAAGAACTGCATCCCAGATTGAAACATGGGAACCAACATTTACTAAATTACTACATCCTGCAGGATTTAAATTCTTCGGAGAAACAACGTTCATATATGATGAGAATATGGATATTCCTACGGATCAGCCCGGACTACAAGTGGATGGTAATAGTAAGGAGATCTTTATTAACTGGAAACATGAAGGTGTATATACTATAGAATATACCATTGTCAACTATGATGGTTCTATGCGTGGTCTACCTGTCGTGTTCTCTAAAGAGTTCATCGCACTTGAGAACTCAACTAAGTTCACAAAAACAAAGGAAATACTGAACTCTGACAATAAATTAGAACACCGTGTAGTCAACTATTCATATCCCGAGGGAACTGAGTCTATACATAACATAGATTTTGGGTCGTTTGTTGAGGTATCTAATGATGTCATCTCTATCCACTCTAATGAAATTAATGAAACCGGTGGGGAATATGAGGGAAGAAATGAGTTAATATCATGGGATGTACGGACAACAAACCCAGATCATATTGATGGTTATAGAGTTGGGGAGCAGATAAAATTCAATGATATTGTATGGCATGACGCTGAATACAAATCAATTGCGGGATTAGGACTTAAGACCTCAAAGTCTAACTCTACCGGAACTTTAAATAAGAAAAATGTACTGGGACAAGGTAAGTATTGGAAAGAACACAAATTCGACCATACAGAATCCGGCAATTATAACTGGGCAGAATATAAGTTAAGTGAAGCAGATATCAACAACAAAGATTCATCAAATAATGTTGATTGTTCTATAGAATACTATTCAGTTGATACGGAGACTAATACATTAATCTATACGTTTGATTCTGTGGAATATTGGGAGAAGTCAAGATCATTTACTATCAATCTTGATGATATATCACCATCTCCACTTGGGATAAATCACAACGATCCTAAAAGATATATCCATTCGAATCGTATAAATAAGAATAATTACAGTAGTGGATCTGAAGTAAGTACTACTGGAAAAACTATATATAATTATAGTATTTCAGAGATAGACGGATACGACCCAACAGATGATACTCTGGTTAGAATAGAGACATCTGATGGCATTAATAGAACATTAAATGATAATGAGTATATATTGACTTCAACGGACACCCACATTAAGGTAGTCACGCTCAACAACATTATGAACCAGACCACCGATAAATTGATATTAGTCACTAAGTATCAAGAGGTGGATATTCTTTTTACCAATCAAAGAAGATTTGATGATGATAAAGGGACAAATAGTTTTGATGAAATACCACTAACTAATGTAGCATCTGCAGATAAAAGAAACTGGGTTTACCAAATTCCTAAAGATTTCTATATAAATATATACAACAAGTAAAACTAAACATATACGGATAAAACAATGGCAGCTATAATAACAAGTCAATTTAGATCAAATATTGCGGATCAATTATTAGTTGATCTCAGAAATGATATCTCTAACTATTACCTATTCATCGGTAGATCTGATGATTGGCCGGTAGACACCGAAGGTAAAATGGTTCCGGATTTATTGAACACATCCACAGACAACCAACATTATACTCATACCAAACCTTGGTCTGATATGATGCAATTAAAGAAGATGACAGCTGCAGATGTAGAATATGTTGTCCCACGAATTGATTGGTTGAATGGTGCGATATATGATTCGTATGATGATGCAGATGCCAACCTTGAGAACGCAGATGAAGTTGGTTCATCCATTTTGACAAAATATTATGCAATGACACCGGATTTCAAAGTGTTCTTATGCCTTCGTTCTGGCCCAGCTGGTTCAACTGTCAATCCTTCTTCAATTCCCGATTCGAATGGTGTGAGAAATTCAACTTCTGATGGGTATGTATGGAAATACTTATATACTATGCAGACAGTTCTACAATCTAAATTCCTAACAACCGCATATATGCCCGTGACTGTTCCGGATATTGATCTCTCGGGTGATGATCAATATGCTACATCTCTGCAAGCAATTGATCGTGCCGGTGCCATTTATAATGTGGTAATCACAGATGCATCTCTTGATAAAACATATGTCGTAGGGGAAGAATGGTACGTTGATGATAACTCAGGACGAGACAGATCGCATGGGAATATAAACACTTGTTATGGTAAAGTTTTAACCATTGATGGTAATGGTCAAGTTCATTCACTTTCTATTGAGAATGCTGGTATTGGTTACTCTAACGGTACCGTTAAGTTCACTACAGTATCGCCAAAACCTGATAATATTCTTCGCGCATCTCAATTTAGATGTGTGATTTCACCTGATAAGGGGTATGGATATTCAGCAATTCGTGATCTTCGCGCCCATTATATTGGTGTGAATATGAAGTTAGTATACTCGGAAGGTTCGTCTGTCGGTACTGGTGATCAAGCAATTAAAGATACTATAAAAGGTCGTTTCTTTTCAGTAGGAACCGCAGCTGGTGGTAGTATGGGTTACCGTAGAATTGGTATTATTAGAAATCCTTCTCTAATGAGTGAGGATCTTGCTTCTGGAGCAATCTATGACGCACTCTCTCTAATATCTATTCCTCCGCAATCTGCTGATAGGTCTGCTTTTCAGCCAGGAAAGATTTTAAAAATCATGGACTCGACTGATGGAGAGAAAACAAGAATTAAGTGCGATGATTATTGGCATTCAACTGTAGACTCCGAAAGATCACTTCTTCGTTATCATCAAGATGACGAGACCGGTTACGGTACTCTTGCTCACGGGGATACATTTAAATCTTTAGAAAGTGATGATGTGACCGGTGTACTACTGATTCCAGACGAAGAAGCAAATGTAAGTGCTGATAAGAAAATAGCACCATATACTGGGGAAATAGTATTCCTTGAGAATAGAGGTGTCACTTATAGACAATCTGATCAAATAGAAACTATTAAGTTAGTTATTGAATTATAATAAGGATAAAAAGTAATGGCCGTTAATTTAAACACAAAACCGTATTATGATGATTATAATATTAAAACCTCTGATGGATTAACACCTAAAGAGAAATATCATCAAATACTATTCAGGCCTGGACATGCAGTTCAGGCGAGAGAGTTGACTCAGATTCAATCAATTCTTCAGAATCAAGTCACCTCACTATCTAAACATTTCTTTAAAGAAGGTAGTTTAGTACTGCCCGGCCATTGCGTTATATCAACTAATGTTGATTATATCAAGATCAATTCGGATGCTTCATCATTAGAAGTTTCTGAAGATCTTATAGGTGTTCAATTGATAGCAACTTCAGGTGATGAAGCATCTTCAGAACTCAAAGCAAAAGTTGTAGCAATATCTAAAGCAAAATATCCGACTGAAACAGATACTATCTATCTTGAGTACATCTCTTCAGATACACCAACCACAGGTGGTGGTGAGTCTATTACTCGTTTCAGGGAAGGACAATTTCTTCGTGATATTAAAGGTGCCATCGATGGTGTCACCGGTACTATGGTTGTCTCTACCCAGAATGATGTGTCAAACAATGATAGAGATATTCCTGTAATTGGTAAGGGGTCTATCGGGTTCCTTGACGATGGTATCTATTTTCTTAAAGGTTATATGGTCATCGTTAAAAGAGACTATGTGATATTAGACAAATACTCTCAAACACCTACTGCGGACATTGGTCTTTTAATTGACGAATCTATCTCAACATCAACTGATGATGTATCATTAAATGATAATGCACTCGGTACGTATAACTATGCAGCGCCAGGCGCCCATAGATATCAAATTAAAACTAAACTTCACAAACAATCTTCTAAAGTTACTAAGACCACTTCTACATCCGACTTTGTGTTACTATCAAGGGTTGTTCGTGGTGAAGTAGTCAAAGAAACTAGAAGTGCAGATTATAGCGTTCTGGGTGAAGCACTTGCTAAACAGTCGTTTAATGAGTCGGGTTCGTATTCGATAAGACCTTTTACGATGTCTACATCAAAACATATACCTAATTACGACCTTGAAACTGGTCTTGTTAATCCATATGATGAAACCAAATTCACTGCAACATTATCTGGTGGATCTGCATCAATAAAGGGTCATCATATAGAGAAATCGGCTCCTTCCCATATTACCTTAAATAGGTCAAGAGATAAAGAGGGTGTACTTGTCAAAGACAAAATTCACTCAGAGCATTTTGAAGGTCATCAATCCAGATTGGAACTGGGTAACTTTATTACTGTTAATATGACTGGTACTGGTAGTAAAGGCTTCCCTGATACCTCTGGTGAACATAAACTGTATCTATATGCAGACAAAAACAACACCAATGATGCCCACCGGTTGGGGTCAGTAAGGGTTCGTTATGTCGAAAAAGTAAACGCTGAAATGGCGAGATTCTATATCTATGATGTTGATTGGGATGGTTTTGGTGAGGTTACTTGCATAAAGGGTAATGGGTTTGTAGGATTCTTTGATGATGAAACTGGTAGTCCATCACCAAAAATGACTAAAAGTAACACTCTATTATATACACTTCCTCACGAAGCAATTTACGATCATAAGTCAGGTGATCAATTCGACTTTGATTATAATGTATCCGAATATATACTCTCGAATAGTGTCAGTGAGAATACGGCTACTTTTACTACGTCATACGCATTTCAAGACAACTCCGAAGATTCGGTATACTTACTCAATAGTACCACCGATGATCTCCTGACGGTCACCAGCTTGATCACTGAAGGGGTCGATACTATCAAGGTAAAAACGGGTGGTACTCTTAGTAGTAGTCATAAATTTTACTTATACGCCAAAGTTAACAAAGCATCTAAAACTGGGCAGACCTTGGAACCAAGAAAGAAGTCATTGCGACAGACCCTAAGTTCTTCACCAGAAACAATTACGATTTCTACGGCTGATAAGTCGAAGAAAACTATCATCTTGGGTAAACCTGATATTATTGCAATCAATTCTATTATTGAGAAAGATACAGGGACTGATATAACTGCACATTTTAGATTAGATGACGGACAAAGAGACAATTTTTACACTAATTCTCGTATAATCAAGAAGAGTCCATTCGATTTCGTAGGTACACTCGAGATATCGTACACATACTATGAATGGTCAGGGAATGGTGATTTCTTTACTGCGGATTCGTACCCAGACTCTGAGTTTGGTAATCGAGAGTATAATGGAATACGTCTATCTAACTGCATTGACTTTAGACCATACCATCCACACAATAAGGATATTCAGAACACACAACGTTGTCCTACACCACACACGTTGTTCACTACTTCATTTTCGTACTATCTACCAAGAACAGATAAGATTGTCTTAGATGTTCAGGGCAATTTTACTGTAGTAGAAGGAATTCCTTCACTAGAGGCACCATCTGCACCAACACCTGCGGATACAATGCATCTTTATGATATATATATTCCCGCATATACTCATAATGCCTCCGATGTTAGAGCAAAGTATATCAATAACCGTAGATATACGATGAAAGATATTGGTACCCTTGATAAGAGAATTAATAAACTTGAGAGAAATGCTACATTATCATTACTAGAACTTGAAACCAATTCGAGGGACATTAAAGATCGAAATGGATTTGATAAATTCAAACTAGGGTTTCTTGCTGATGGATTCTCAGATCTGCTGATGGCGAATTTAACTACACCTGAATTCAAAATGGGTATTGATAAACGTAGACAAGAGATTCGACCTAAATTTGTTCAGAAGAATGTCAATCTACAGTGGGATCCATCTGCATATAGTGGGAACACAAGTAATATAGCTCAAAAGAATGTGGGTTCTTCTTTAGTCACATTACCATATAACATTGTAGAATTTAAAGATCAACATCTTGCGTCTTCTGCAATTAATGTTAACCCATATGATGTATTTAACTGGGAAGGTTCTTTAGAGTTATCACCAAGTTCTGATGAGTGGAAAGATACTGATAGAATGCCTGATCTGATTGTCGGTAATGATGGTATATATGATGCTATGATGGGAATCATCGATGCAACTGACATACTTGGTACTGAATATCAATCATGGACTGTCAAATCTTCAACCCAATCCTCCAAATGGATTAAAACCGTAAATACTCTCGGACATGCTCGAGGTGGTGGTGGTAAAGCATCGGATAGATACACACTCGCAACAACAACTACTGGTGTAAAAGAAAGATACGGTATTGAGACATTTGTCGAAGATTACACTTATGAGGATGATTTTGGGGATAGAGTTGTGGATATTCGATTCGCACCTTACATGAGATCAAGACCTATATCGTTTAAAGTGTCGGGTCTTAAACCTAATACAAGAGTATACGCAAACTTTGATGGTATTGACGTATCTACATACTGTAGACAAGAACATCGGTATCAGGACTACTCAGACACTATGGCTGAGATTGAAAAATGCGCGATTGAAAATTGGGGTGTTGATCGTTACTCAACAGGTCGTAACTTCTATTCTGAAGTGTCAAAAGCGAACAGTTTTACAGGTGACATTTTCAATTCAAACGGTTTGAAATATGATTTTACGCACTGGACAGAAAGTGCTAAACAGTGGAAAGATGTCGAGGGTGTTAATATGCATCCACAATTACCGACACCACTGATTACTGATGCGAAGGGGTCTTTAGTAGGATCATTTTTCGTACCTAACACAAACCCCGCATTAGGTAAAGCGGCTGAGAGATGGTTATATAAAGATGGAGACGGTGTTTGGGGAAATATAACTAAGGATATGGATTACGATGAATTCCCTGACAGTTTCACCACTGAAGCATTGGACTTTAAAGGTGGATCGCGTTTATTCAGAGTGTCTGATAATCCAAATCATAATAGAGATATCGAGACAACTACTGCGGAAAGTTTATATCAGTCCACAGGTATAATTCAAACCGTGCAGGGAACTATATACTCTACTAAATTGCCTATGGTCACTACTAATGTAGTATCCGAAGAAAAAAACTTCACTACGACTGTAAAGACCAAAAGTTATGTTAAATGGTGGGATCCATTAGCACAATCATTTTTGATTGATCCTGTTGAATGTCCGTATGGTTTAAGTATCACATCAATAGATGTATACTTTAAGTCTAAACCAAATGAAGTCTACATGGCAGATGATGATTCCATATTGTCAGATATTATAGGGGCTCCGGTCACAATGCAACTTAGAGAAATGCAGAACGGTATTCCATCCAATATTATATTACCGGGCTCAACAGTAACAATAGCCGCATCTGAGGTTCATGTATCACCTAATCAACAAGTGACTTCTCTTAAAACCCCATTTGACTTTGCAGCACCAGTATATCTACAAGCAGGTGTTGAGTACTGTTTCGTTCTACTTGCAAACTCGACCGATTATAATGTATGGGCTGCTGAAATGAACAAGACTGATATTGAGACGGGGGTCACCATTAACAAACAACCGTATCTTGGGGTTCTATTCAAATCTCAAAATTCATCTACATGGACTGCTGATCAAAATACTGATCTTAAATTCACGATTAATCGTGCAAAGTTCGATAATGATGTTAACAAGGTTGCGATATTTACACCACCATCTGCAATTGGAAAATGGAAGTCGAAGTATAAACTTGATACCGGAGATCATGGTATCACTACTAACCCTTGGTTTTCTGCGGATACCGGATCACAAATCGTTCAATTAAAAACTAATGCACTCACATTTACTAAGAATTCTTCAGTAGTTAGAGTCCAGCATAAGAATCACGGTTTCATATCGGGTGGATCAGAGAATGCTGGTAATCCTTCTGTCGTAGCATTCGCGATGAATGAACGACATGGTTCCACTGGTAATTTAGATGAAGTTGAATATCATGGTGTTAAATTGTCTAAGTTCTCTAACACCGGTGAGATAGATATGTCAACAACGGGTAAAACTTTAGGTGATATCCTTTCTTTTGAGGTATCAAACATAGAAGAAGATTCTTATGATATTACTTTAAAGAATGGTGTAAAAGCGACATCATCTGGTAGAGCAGGTCTGGCTGGATCAAGAGTTCTACAATATGTGGACTATTCACTATTCTCTATATTTGCGCAACATCTCAACTTTGTAGGTACTGATATTAAATGGTCAGCAAGACTAATGTATGGTAACACTACAAGACAATATAATGATACTGTACCATTTCTAGGTTTATCTGATAAACGGGAGATAAAGATTGGTCAAGATACTGCTCTGAATAAGTCAGCATCTATCAGATGGCACTCGCAAGATTTCATCTTAGAAGCAGAAATGTCTTCACTAAATGACATGATATCTCCTATTATTGATACCGATAGATTATCTATACTTTGTGTTCAGAATAAAATCAACTCCCCTGTTGAAAAATCTGGAGAGTATCCATTAGATGGTACTAATGAGATGAATCTGTTTTTTGAAGAAGACTCTATAGTACCTGATGAGAATGATGTAGGATCGGTAGAATGTAAACATGTCACTAAGAATATCCAGTTAGAAGAACCTGCAAATTCACTGAATATATACTTAGATATTCATCAACCAGTGGGCGCAAAAGTAGAAATATTTTATAAAGTTGGGGTGGATATAGATGCGATTTCTGATAAAGCATGGTCACATCTCGCACCTGCATTACCTGCATGGCATGGAATACATGATAAAGTTGAAAATACAGATGTAGTATCAACCAATGATCCTGAGGAATTTGTCGAGTATGAGTACTTTATTGATTCGGACACCACAAACTTTGATGGTACTGTCTC